CTAGGATTCTTACAACTCGTACTTATGCTTGAGGAAAGGCTTACCGATGAAAGTTATTTGTAAAGAAAACCATTGGAAGATCAATGGCACAAAGTTAGTGCTTGATACTCCTGAAGGTCAAGAAGCAGTTGAGAAGATGGTTAAGGCTATTCAAGCCCGAGTTCGCCTTGAGATTTACGAAGAGATTTGCGCTCTTGATCTTACAACGCGCCGTAAGCAGATTGTGAAGAATGGGCTAGAGAACTCACTTTTACAGGTGCAGGATCTCTGCGCGCAGATTGCGCTAGGTCAGCGATGAGAGCTACATCTATTCAAGCGCAGATCAAGGCCGCGCCTCGCATGAGTGAAAAGCGCGCTCGCGTATATCAGTACCTAGTTGATTGCATGGAGCGCGGAGCTACCGATCAAGAGATGCAGTCTGTTCTTAAGATGAGTGGCGATACCTTGCGCCCAACTCGGGGCAAGTTGCTTAAAGACGGGTTGATCTACGATTCCGGCAAGACCCGCACGAATGAAAACGGGAACGAGTGCATCGTTTGGGTCGCATCCACTATCTCACAGACAGGACTCTTCTAATGCCTAACTACGAATACAGATGTTCTGCCGATTACTCAATGGTGGAGATTTACCAATCGTTTGAAGATAGCTCTATTCCTAACTGCCCTATCTGCGGTCAGCAAATGAGCAAGCAGTTCCAAGCAACACCCGCCGTATTTCGAGGCACAGGTTGGGGAGGTCAATAATGCGCGATCCAATGTGGATGAGTGGCGATAACCTCGCGCTCGGTATTGAGGAAGAAGAAGATGAAGGCATTGATATCCCTGATCCTGAGGAGGATGACGAATGATTATTGGACTTAGTGGGTACGCCCAAAGCGGTAAAGATACAGTTGCCAACATTCTCGTTCAGCATTACGGCTACAAGCGCGTAGCCTTTGCCGACAAAATCAGAGAGTGTTTATTTGCACTTGACCCAATCATCTCGGTACGAGCTGAGTTCCCGCTTCATCTCTCAGAATACTTTGATGACTTTGGATGGGAGGCGGCTAAGAAAGTTCCTGAGGTTCGCCGGTTGCTTCAAGTGCTAGGTACTGAAGTAGGTCGCAATATCATTGATCCGCAGTTATGGATTGAAATGGCGCTTGGTAATATTGAGGCTGGCGATAAAATCGTGGTAACAGATGTTCGATTCCCTGATGAAGCCCAAGAAATCAAGTGGATGTTTGGCGAGATTTGGAGAATTGAGCGCCCAGGAACAGAACCGGCGAATCAACACACTTCTGAAACGGCTATGGATGATTGGGTATTTGATCGTTTCATAAACAATTCAGGCGATCTTCAAATGCTTGAAGAGCTAATAGATGATCTCATCGTATGAACACCGAATGGAACATAGGCAGGTGTAAATCCTGCGGAGAATGGGTCGTATTTGAGAAAAAATGCTCCGCTTGCTCTACAATAACCGCACAACCAAAGAAAGGGGATGCAGAAATGCAGACTACAATCAATGGAGGCAACGCCATCGAAGTCTTAGACAGGGGAGAGATTGGCGCGCGCTGAGAGTAAAGGCACGACTCCTTCTAGTAGCCGCAATAGCGGTAGGGCTCGCGCTTGCTAATCCGTCATACGCACTAGCACCAAAGCAAATGTTCGTTCAACGAACACCAATGGCGGCAAAGCATTATGCAAAACTACAATTAAATAATTATGGGTGGGCTTCTCAATGGGGTTGCTTGCAGACTCTTTGGCAAAATGAGTCTAACTGGCGGCCTGATGCCAAGAACCACACACCTGTTAAAATGCTTATCAATGGCAAGTGGATCAAGTTCTATGCTGGCGGTATTCCGCAGAGGCTAGGACTTAACCCAAAGGCAACTGTTGAAAAGCAAATCCTAGTAGGGTTGAACTATGTGAGAGATCGCTACGGCTCACCCTGCAAGGCTCTTCAGTTTTGGCATAGCCACTACTGGTACTGATGTTCCTAGTGCCGTTCCACTAGGGCAAAGGGCGGTTGAGCAGAGATCCCTCCAGTTCTCAGCTCCCGCCCTTATTTAATTACAATGGTGTAAGGTATGCCCATGACCACGATAGTTGCGATCCAATACGAAGATCAGGTGGTTATAGGTGCAGATAGTCAAGTTACGGCAACTCGTAAATTTTCACATCCTCGCATGGTCAAAGTCAGCGAGCGCGGTCAATATCTAATTGCCGGTGCTGGATTGAGTTCGGCTTGCGATATCGCGCAACATATTTGGATACCGCCTAAGCCAACTGTTGAAGATCGAAAAGACCTTTATCACTTTATGATCGCCAAGGTAGTTCCATCTCTCAAGCAATGTTTCAAAGATAATGATTTTAGATTAGAAGGTGACAAAGATGAAGAAACACGATTTGCCTTCCTCATCGCCATTGGTGGTGAAGTGTTTGATTTGGCTGACGATTTTGCCGTTAGCCTTGACGATAGCGGTCATTACAGTATTGGATCGGGTTCTAGCCTCGCTCTTGGCGCGTTGGCACATGGCGCAACTCTTGAAGAGGCGCTCGAAGTAGCCGCTAAAAAAGACCCCTATACCTCAGCGCCGTTTTATTTCTATGAGCAGGTCAAGCGTGGATAAGAAGATTGCTGAGACCGTACTAGCTCGCGCCAAAGGCTACTGCGAGGCGTGTGGCTTGCCTGGTGATGACTTTGCTTTACATCATAGAAAACTCAAGTCGCGTGGGGGCAAGGATGAAGTTGCCAACCTGATCGCGGTACACCATAAGTGCCACAATCTTGGCACAAAGAGTATTCACCTCAACCCAACATTGGCTACGGTGAAAGGCTGGATGGTTCCCTCATGGGCTGATCCAGTTGAATACCCTTTACATCTACACGATGCAGAGGTAGTAGTGCTAGACAACAAAGGCAATTACAATAAATTGGAGGCATGACATGGCAACAATCACAGTAACCGGCAATGTAGGAACTGATGTAGATATTAAATTCTTTGATGGAAAGAACGGCTCATTTGGTGTCGCTCGTTTCTCATTGGCCTACACGCCGCGAGAAAAAGATAAGGCAGGTAATTGGGCAGATGGAATCACTACTTGGTTCTCTGTATCGGTTGTTGGCAAGCAAGCAGAACTTGTTGCCGATTCAATCGCAAAAGGTCAGCGTGTTCAGGTTACTGGCGCATTTAAGCAGTCCAACTACACCGCCAAAGACGGAACACAAAAGCAAGGATTAGAGATTAAGGCAGATAGCGTTACGCTCGAAATCGTAGGAGCTAAGAAGTCAAAGCCAGCAATAAGTGATGAGCCTGAATGGGCTAACACATGGAACTAATTGACTCTAAAACTGTCTGCGAGATTCTAGGTATTACTACCAACAATCTCCACCAACTTCGATACCGCAAGCAGTTAGTGTGGGTAGAGAAGAAGGGCAAGCAGGTTTTCTACAACCGCGCTGATGTTGAAACGCTAAAGGCCAAACGCTCAAAGTGAAATGCGCCAACTGCCGCCGTCAATCTGAAAAGCCAATCTGCGATTCATGCTGGCATTTCGCGGTAGAGCAGTTGCGTGTATTTCCTGCGCGCTATCACGAATTAGAGGATGAGCTATTCCCCAGTAGCGGAGCAACCGGCGAGAGAGTATCGGGGTCTAAGACTCCACCGCTCCCTGTTAGGTTAGAAACATTGCACTTGCGTACTGGAGGGATTAGTCAGCCGTTAATGAAACACGAATCTGCCATGAGAACGCTTCGCCAAGAGACTCGTATTACTTTCAGAGGCGGCGAGGATAAGCGCATTACCCTAACCTGCGAGTACCACATCAAGCACTCTAGTTGGGCTTATGACGAGTACGGCGATATTGCTAAGTTGGCAACGGAGATCATCAGTATCAGCAATCAGATCAACTTTACCCTTGGGCATAAGTCCGAGGATATTGTGATCGGCTCTTGCCCTACGATTGACGAAGCCGGGAAGCCTTGCAACGCCAAACTTAAAGTTAATCCTCAAATGAAAACACTTGAGGTTACTTGCCGGGCATGTAATACCGTATGGGATTCAACTCGCTGGAGATTGCTCGGAAAAGTATTGGAAACTAAATGAAAATTTTGAGTTTGGGTGCTGGCGTTCAGTCATCCGCTTTGTTAATTATGAGTGCAAAGGGTGTTTTGCCAAAATTAGATGCGGCGATCTTTAGCGACACAGGTTGGGAACCCCAAGAGGTCTATGATCATTTAGATAGAATTGAAAGAGAGTTTGCTAAACCAGCAGGAATTCCAATTTACCGCGTATCAGTAGGTAATATTAGAAACGATGCCCTAGATCCAAACCACAATTTTGCCTCAATGCCATTATTTGTAAGAAAAAATGATGGAACTTTTGGCATGGCTCGAAGGCAATGCACAAATGAATATAAAATTGTTCCAATTATGCGCAAGATTAGGGAATTGCTTGGCGCTGAAGTTCAAGAAAATGGATCTGTTGGCAGAGTAAAAGGCAAGAAAATTGCCGAACAATGGATAGGCATAAGCCTAGATGAAATTCAACGCGCCAAAGATTCGCGCGTTCAGTATATTAAAAATGAATTTCCTTTGCTAGATTTGAAATGGACAAGAAAAAACGCCTTAGCATTTCTTGAAGAAAACGGCATTATGAACACCCCAAAAAGCGCTTGCATTGGCTGCCCTTTTAGAACCAATGAACAATGGCGTGATTTGAGAGATAACAATCCTGCTGAATTTGCTGATGCAGTTGAGTTTGATAAAGAAATGCGGGAATTCCACGCCAACCAGCCTCGCACAAAAAACAACTTGTTTTATCTTCATAAGTCTTACATGCCTTTAGATGAAGCGCCGCTAGAGATTAAATCGCGCAAAGAAAATGAAATTATGATGGAAGAAAATCAACTCCATCTATTTGAACAAGATTTTACCTGTTCGCCATTTGCTTGCAACGGGGATGAAGAGAGTTTTGGCGTTCCAGTTTTTGAGCCTGATGAAATTGCGGGTTCTATTTAATGCCTAAAATCAATGCCGTACAAGCAGCGATCCTTTACAAAGTCACAACTAGAACTATCTATCGTTGGATTGAGCAAGAACAGATCAAGTCCTATGATGGTTGGTATGAGCTTGATGACTTACAAGATGCTTACGAGAAGTTGCCTCACCGCCAACGGATTTGACTTTATCCCTTATGTCACTTATTCTCTCTATAATTGGTAGGCGTGTAACTAGGATAGGAATATGGTAACCGCCGAAGCCACTCTCGCTGAAATAGATGAAGCTCTTTCTCACCTACGGGAACGCTTACAGGATCGCTACGGCAATCGCCTAACCTATCAGCAGAGGCAGTTATATCTTTCAAGCGTAGATGATCTACTTGATGCAAGACTTTCACTAACGGGAGGCAACCGTGAAGATATCCATAACAGAACTATCTCTAGACCCTAAAAATGCCCGAAAGCACTCTCAGCGCAACCTTGAGGCTATCGCCGCTTCTTTAGAGAAGTTCGGTCAGCGCAAACCTATCGTTGTCCATCGTGGCGTTATTCTTGCCGGCAATGGAACGCTAGAAGCCGCCAAATCTTTAGGATGGACAGAGATTGATGTAGCCGAAGTTCCTGATGATTGGGATGACGAGACCGCCAAAGCCTACGCGCTTGCCGACAACAGAACGGCTGAACTTGCCGAATGGGATGAAGGCGAACTAGCCAAGCAACTACTAGAACTCGTAGATGCTGAGTGGGATATCACCGAATTAGGATTTGAAGTACCGCCTCTAGCCGATCTTGACGGCGATAAAGATGAGGATGAAGTACCCGAGCCACCTGTTGAGCCTAAGACTAAATTGGGTGATATGTGGCAGATTGGGCAACATCGTATTCTCTGCGGAGATTCATTAAATAAAGAAAATTATCAAAAATTAACTCAAGGCAATAAAATTGATGCGGTAGTTACTGATCCGCCGTATGGCATATCTATTGTTGGTAATGTCGGTGGCGGTAAAGCATTTGGTAATGTCGGTGGCGGTAAAATTGTCGCTCCGACTGCTTACAGGCCAATTTTGGGGGATGAAACGCCTGATTTGGCGGCGGATGCATTTAATTTGTTAATAGAACTATATCCACAAGCAAAACAAGTGTGGTGGGGAGCAAATCATTACGCGGGCAAGGCTAAACTACCTGATTCATCTTGCTGGCTTGTATGGGATAAAGACAATACTGGAAATTTTGCCGATGCAGAATTAGCGTGGACAAACAATAAAGGTGCGGTTCGCCTTTTTAAGCATACTTGGAACGGCATGATTCGTGAAAGCGAACGAGAAAAAAGGTTTCATCCCACTCAAAAACCTGCGGCGTTGGCTAAATGGATATTTGAGACATTAAAAATTGAATCAAATCAAACTGTTTTGGATGTTTTTGCGGGTTCAGGTTTTACTCTTTTAGCCGCAGCACAAACAGGAAAAATAGGCTTAGGGATTGAACTAGACCCCGGATATGTAGATGTTATCGTGGCTCGATTAGAGAAAGAGACAGGCTTACAGGCTGAACTTGTTACTGTAAGTAATTAACACTATGGCTAATAACAGTGCAGTACCAGAACCCGAGTTGGTAGATAAAGAGATCAAAGTCCTAGAGCTTCGCCGGGCAGGATTGACTTGGCAGAGGATCGCCGAGGAAACAGGCTACGCAACCCATGTAGGCGCTTACGCCGCATACAAGCGGGCTATCAAGCGTACTCAGCAACAACCCGCAGACGAGCTACGCGAACAAGAATTAGACCGTATAGATAGACTTCAACTAGCACTTTGGCCTAAAGCCATGAAAGGCGATAACGCTTCTATTAACACGATTGTTCGCCTGATGGAAAGAAGGGCTAGACTTCTTGGACTTGATACCGCAATCAAGATTCAACAAGACATAACCACTTGGACAGGCGATGAATCCATTGATAGAGCAGTTAGAGACCTTGCCGCGTTACTCACCGCAAACGATGCAAATAGCTCAGGCGCGAGTGATGTGGGCGAACATCAAGGCGAGAGCGAATCAGTTACCGCCGGACACAAACTGGAAGAACTGGTTGATTCTCTCGGGGCGCGGGTGGGGCAAGACCCGAACGGGGTCGGAGTGGATAGTTTGGAAAGCCTTACAACAACCCAAGACAAGATGGGCAGTAGTAGCCTCGACCTCGGCTGATATTACCGACACCTGCTTTGAGGGTGAGTCGGGGATTATCTCGGTACTCAATCGCTACGGTATCTATGACGAGAACTCTTACAACCGTACAC